ATAAAGCTTGAGTCATCGTCAAACTTACCGTCCATGATTACGGAAGAACCCCAGTGGCTAATAATAGGCGCACAGTTCTGAGTAATTGACTGAACTGCAACCTGAGCATCTCCACCAACCCCTGTATAAGAAGAGTCAGGAACAAATGTTACTGGTGACTTAGTTCCAGCAAATGAGAATGGGATATCTGGGTAAATCTGTGTGACAGATGCACGGCGTTCTGAAATAAAAATAGGTGCACACTTCTTTACAGGGTCATATGCTCCTACAGATGAGTAACGCATAATCTCTACGTTAACAGAGTCACGTACTAGTACGTAACCTGTGGGTGGCCAATACTGAGTGTTTTCAACCCATAGGACGGTGTCGTTTGGTCCAAGCTGTGTTCCAATTACACCAGCAGCTCCACCAGCTAGCATCTTTGAGAAGACTGACGCGTCATTAGAAACTTCATAGCGAGCAGGTAAGTTACCTGAACGTTGGTAAGCAGCGTTGTTAACGTTGTTATTAGAAATCTTGTGACACCATGCAATACGTCCACCGACAGTACGCATACCAAAGCGGATAGCACCAGCACCGTACCAGGTATAGTCAATATAGAGCATCTGCATGCGTCCCATATCTAACTTATAACCAGATGGGCCTGTGCCATCAAAACGGTCGATGTTCCAGTCTTCTTGTGGGTATCGGTCTGTTTGAGTAATTAAGTAACGAGTACGACGTCCGTTAGGACCTTTATATGCAGGAGATACGTTTAAAGAAGTAGCAGAGTTAATCTGTACTACCTTGTATGTTGCACCCTTGATAACAATAGTCTGTCCAACTACTAACTGCTTACGGAACTGAGTGTTGACTCCTTCAACGAAAGAAGAATCTGCGGTAACGTTGACACGACCAATGCCTTCTTTTTCAGAGTGACGACGAGCCACGAATACTTTTTGTCCATCGTACTCAAAGAAGAATCCGTTCTGGTCATCATACAAACCTGCACGGGTAACAGCTCCGTACCAAGTACGAGCATGTACGTATACGTTAACACCCGCTGGGTTTTGGTCAACCGTTGATACAGTATTAGTTAGGGTAACTGCGTATTCAAATGTATTAACGTCAATAATGCGTGTGACAACAAAGTTATCTCCGTTATATGGGTTGTAAGGTCCACGAGTCAAAACACCTTCAACTTGAATACCTACGCCAGCTTGTAAGCCGTGGTCTTGTACAGTTCTTACTGTAACAATAGCTGCGCCTACAGTGCCACCATTTAGATACATCTGTTCTACGTCAAATACTGGGGTTAGTTGACCACCAGTTGAGAACTGAATGCCCTTACCTGACTGGTAACGGAAGTAACGGCGGGTCTGACGGATAACCTGGTTACCCATTGTGTTAGTTGCTGTTGTAAGAGAAACACCACCGTCGTATGGGCGGTGAACAATGTAGCCATCGCTCTTAGTTAAAATTAATGCTGTTTGTGGTAAAGATACAGCAGACTGTTGACGGTCTAGCTGGAAAGATAAAGTACGTGTTGTTGGTACATCTGTTACTGACCAGTTACCATCAAAGCTGTTAGTTCCAGAAACAACAATAAGCGCACCTGGGTATACACCATGTGGGTTGTCAAATGTTACTGTTACCTTTGAAACTGGAGCAGCACCATCAGTTGTTGCTCTAAAAGATTTAGCAGTTGAAGCACCACCAAGAGGAGAATTTCCACCAGGAATGTGGGCGCCATCAAAAATGTCTCCACCGTATACGTTTGTTAATGTTCCAGATAAAATATCTCCAGAGACAACGCCTCGTGCAACATATGTAAATGTAGTTGTTGTAGGTGCTGTTGTTACAAGAGAAGTACCTTCTGCAAGATAGTTAAGTGTTTCTTGAACTGATACTACCTGACCAGGAACTAGAGAGTGAGGAAGAGCAGTTGTTACTGTAATCAATGAGCGAGGACGTACACCGTCTCCAACCATTGTTACAAGGTCAATTGCGTTACCGCCAGTTGCCTTAGGGAAAAATGATGGGTAGTTGTTATGTAGGAAAAGAGCTTCCCACTTAGAAGGCTGTACAGAATATTCAAAGTCTGTATCCATAAGGGATTGTGGTTCTGAGACACGAAGCTTTTGAGCTGGGTCAAGCATTACTTCGTTAAAGTCAACCTTTTGGTGTTCATCATCAACAACAATTTGTAAAGTATCTGTTGAAAGCATGCCCGCTGTGCTAAGGCTTGCGTTTAGTTGGATAACAGTCTTATAATCTGGCTGCCCAAACGGATTTGAAATACTGTTTTCTGGATAGATGTAACTTACTGTCGCAGCAGTGGCTGGGTCAGAGAAGTTAAAAAGAATTTGGTTAGTTGTTGCGTTAACAATAAGGAAGAAATGAATTTTCTTAATGTAGCGCTCAATAGTAATTGTCTTTGTCGTTGGATTAAATACATAATCCTCGGGCGCAATATTACGTGCCATTAAATATTACCTTCCTAAATTAACGTAATCGGTGGGATAACGGTTGATGTAATTGTGGTGGAGCGTGTCTGTGAATAACGAGGAAAGAAAATGCCAAGTTCTAATTGAGCATCCATAACTAGTTGTTCACCGCGCCCACCGTCGCCAGCAGGTCCTTGTGTACCTGTTGGTCCACGAAGTCCTGTAGGTCCTGTAGCACCATTGGAGCCATTAGCACCAGTTGGTCCTTGGATACCATTAGAACCTGCAGGTCCAGCAGGGCCTTGAATACCACTGGCATATACTAGCGCATTCCAAAGCTGTGTACCGTTTCCAACTTTAAATTTTCCAGTGTCTAGTTCAAGACCTAGTTCACCTTCTGAAAGAAGGGGATTAGTAGTTGACCACTGTGACGCCGTAGCACGACGTAATTGTAATTTAATTGCCATTAGTTACCGCTCACGTCTCCTCCGTCGATAGTTATAACCCCGCCATAATTGGTATCGGCGCCGCCACCATCTACGTTCAATAGTGTAGTGCCTGTAGGGCCTGTTGGACCTAGTAAACCCTGATTTCCTGTAGGACCAGTTGGACCTTGAATACCTGTAGGTCCTTGAATACCAGTTAAACCTGTTAAACCTTGTGGTCCAGTTGGACCAGTAACACCAATAGTTGCGGCAACAATTGCTTGCCAGTTTGCTGTATCGTCAAGCGGACTGATTCCCGCAGTCGATGCGTTGTTTCTACGAACATAAGTTCCCTTTAATGTAGGAGTGTCGTAGAAAACTGCTTGACCAACTTGATAAGAAAGACCTACTTGCCAAGTTCCAATAACCGTAAATGGAAGTGGACCAGTGGCTCCAGTAGGACCCGCAACAGTAGAAGCAGCTCCAGTAGGACCTGTCGCTCCAGTTAAACCAGTAGTACCTGTAGGTCCTGTAGGTCCTTGAACAAAACCAGCGTTTACATAAGCGCTTCCTTGCCAAACATAAAGTTGACCTTGAATAAGATACGCATCACCAGTTGCTGCAGTTGGATGTGCCGCGTTAAGTTCTGCGAAAGAGTTGAAGGAACCAAGAATGCCTAGACCGCGTCCTTGAATACCTGTTGGACCTGTTACACCCTGTGGACCTTGAACACCTGTAGGACCAGTTACACCTTGGATACCTTGTGAACCAGTTAGACCAGTTAGACCTTGTGCACCTGTTGCACCAGTTGGTCCTTGTACACCTTGAATACCTTGAATACCTTGTGCACCTGTAGGACCGATGTTTCCTTGAGGACCTTGTGAACCTGTTGGACCTATCCCACCTTGAGAACCTGTTGGTCCTTGGATTGCACCAGCGCTTATCCATGCAGAGCCAGCCCATACAAATAGAACACCATTAACAAGATAACCATCACCTGTTGCTCCAACAGGTTGAGCAGTTTGAAGCTCAGCAAGTGAGCCGTAGCTTCCAAGAATAAAGATTCCAGAACCAGCGGGACCAGTAGCACCAGTAGGACCTTGAGGACCTGTTGTTCCAGGAGTACCTGTAGAACCTGCTGTACCAGCAACACCTTGTGTACCTTGTGGACCCTGAGCACCTGTTGGACCAACAGCACCAGGAAAACCTGCAGAACCTGTAGGACCTG